ATACGATAGATAACAATCGCATCCTCAATCATACGCAACTGGTTAACTGGTTTGATTGCTTTGTGTAGATATGAGATAACTCTACCTGAGTTATTGTCAAGCAACCCTGATGGGACAAACACTATCGAATCAGCCGCAATCTTAATTCCTTGATTACTGCCCTGTGAACCAGATGATGAAAATGATTTATCATTGTAGATATAATATTCATCTACTTTAATAACCATCTCAATACCATTGACACTTGGATCAGGGTCTTTTTTTGTTTCTCGAACCTTACGAATTTTGGTTGGGTCAATAAACCTCAACTGTGTTAGACCCTTCTGGGGGTCTTTGTTATCGATAACTTTGTGATAGAATATTCTTCCATCAATATACCACCGACGAAAAATGTCATGACCCTTCTCATTAAAATTGAGAAGACGCAAGACTTCACTGAACTCTGTCCTAATACGCTTTTTAATTTTATCACTGTAAGGTAAGTTGGTTAAGTCTATGTTAACTGGAATATCATTTAGATTTGAAATGATACCTTCATTCACGATATCTTCAATCGCAGCATCACACTCCGATTGCATAGAAATATCTCTATAACGACGAATAAGGTCAAGCTCATTGCGTTCCCGCCCATCTGTATCTAGTACAGATGAAAAGAAACCACCGCCTGCAATCTCAATTGCGCCGTCATCAGAAGTGGGGTCCGTGAAAGTTTTCTCACGGGCCCCCGCATCCTTTTGTGCTTTTTGTATTGTAAAGCCGAATAGTTCTGCCATAATGTTTTTATCTCCTACTGTCTATTTAGTAGGTTCAAATTAGAAGTTTACGCCGGAAGCTTCGAAGTGCTGATATCTCCAAGTAACGTCAAAATTCTCAGCTTCATTCTCAGTATCCATACTCATTTCAATTGCAGAACCACTTGTCTTTGGCCATGCATTTCGAAGAATATAAGTTTTCAAAACCGTTTCGTCACGATCCAATTGTTCAATAGTCAAGTCTGTCTGATAATCAGCAGGAGAAACAACACCAGTATTAAGAGCAAAATCATTGATACCGTTTGACCAGCGTTCAATTGCGTTTTTAATCATAAAGTCAGTATCATTTATAAATGTGGTTGTCCACTCTTCTGGTTCAGTTGCATCACCCGCCATGTAAATTGTACGACCACGGAATTTCAAAGGAATTTCAGTGATACCCCTACTAGGTAAAGACGATGCTTTTACTAGAAACGAAGTTCTACGAGTATCAAGACCGATTGCGATCCCTGATGGTGGAGTAATAGTTACCCTAAATTGGTTAGCTCTTGCACCACCACCGATTAGATTTGCTTTAAAGTCATCTATATTAGCCATGATTAACCTCCTACCTCACTAAACGCAACACCAGTTCGAACGGCGATGAAGTTTAGTGTAATAAAGTTGATTGACCTTGCTGGTTTGATGTAGATGTCACCAATAAACTCGTTACGGTCAATGACCTCACCAGTGTTGTTAGTTGTATCACAAACTACCTTAAAGTCGAAAATACCTCTACGACCCTGCACATCCCGCAAGAAGGGTTCTACCAGATTACGGAACTGTGCCCTTGTGAATTCATCATTGAACTCAAAGAGTTGGAACTTAGCAGCAGTGGCAATTGCCTTCTCAAGAACAAGGAACAGCCGCCGCACGTTAATGCGGTCAAATGCACTTGGTTTCGAAAGAGCAGTCTTGTCACCAAAGAGTGTAACACCCTGGCCGGGGAAATCAACCACTGGGTTGATCCGGGCCTTATAGAGAATGTCACGATCTGCTTTCTGTGGGTTGTAAGAAAGTTTAATTGCACCACGAACAGCGCCACGATTGTAACCCGCTGGTGAGAACCAAGGGTCAGCAACCATATCTGTAAATGCACAAAGGCCAGCAGTATCACCGTTCAAAGGAACAAATCGATACACATCATTATATTTGTCATACATATACTTGTATCCACTGTCGAATACCATATACGAAGACGATGGGCATTTGTCAAATGCTGCTTTAACATTAGCTGTCTGGGTGATGGATGATGTAACACCAACTGTTGCCGCACGATAAGGAGATACGAAACCAACGCAATCCCTACGCAATTCAACAAGGTCTGTGATCATTGTTACCAAGGTATCTTGACCTGCTTCTGTGTCTGCAACACCAGAACTTGGTCCACCCATAACTAGGTTGATATCAAGATTTTCTGTGTCATTAAACTTATCATATGCAAGTTCAAGTTCACCAGCAGTAACAGAGTAATCATCTGTTCCACCTGTTAGAGTGGCAATAACAACACCGGGCACTTTTGTATAGTCCGTACCTGTTGCAACATCTGTACCCCAGTTAGTACCAGCAGAATTATGATCTGTCCAGTAGATGTAGTTAGAACCACGGAAGATAACATCCGGGTAGTAATTATTACCGCCCTGAGTTGTCTTTGCAGATGAGTTCTTAGACATATTCGACCAAACTTCAATAACTGAAGATGTACGTTGTCCCTTAACATCAACATCATAACCTGTGATGTCACCTGTTTTGTCATAAACTGCAACATGTATTTCATCTAGTTCACCACGAGCATTCGCAATTGCCCAATCTGATGTGCCGGGAGCAGCATCAAATAGATCGCTGAAACGCCAGCGCCGACGAATTAGAGAGTTATCAGGAATAACTGTCTGAAGTCCGGCACCAGCAGGATCATCAAGAACCCGAATGGTTAGAGTGTCTGATGAAATTGCAGTGACTTCGTATTCTACGTTACCTGATTCAACCTTAGTATGACCAGCTGCAGCTGAAAACACTAGAGCTACATCGTTGGCAACTGTGATTGCTTTATCTAGAACAACAACTGATATAACCGAACCAGCACCACCACTCTGCGAAGTAACTGATTCAATCTTAACAACTTCGTCACCATCTGAAATACCAGCACCAAGCACTCTTTGTCCTGCTGCAACTGCACCAGTTCCACCATCAGTAGTAAGAGTTTTACTTGCAACTGTGATTGCACCGTTAACTACTCCAACAATAGCACTTGCTGTGTAGAACTGAATGATGTCCCCAATTACGATTGATGCGGCAGTTGCATTTTGGTCATCTACTGTAATAGATAGATCACCAATTGCACCAGCACCATTAACTAGGTTAAGAGAACCAAGTTGTTGTGAAAATGCTGCCGGGCTTCCACAGATATCAACACCGATTGAGTTACCTAAAGTACCAGCTGTACGAGCGGTCCAATCGCCGTGAGAACCTTGTCCTGTTGAAAAACTAGCTTCATAGTGGTCATCGTCACGAATGAGGATAGCACTGCTTGAACCAGCGTTTAGAATGCCTGATTCTGCACGAACCACACGAAGAGCGTCACCATACTGCAAGAAGTTTGCAGCAGTGAACCACCACTCAAAATTTGAACTATTTGGCTTACCGAATGTCTGTAGAAGCTGTTCTTCCGAACTAATGGCGGTAACTGCACTTACTGGACCTTTTGCGAAGGGTCCGGCAATTGCGCCAATAGAGGTAGATACAGCAGGAACAACATTTGTAAGATCGATTTCCCTAACGTGAACGCCGGGTGAAACTAGAAATCCCATATCTTTACTCCTAACTTAAAGAGAGTTATTTGTTATACAGATATTTATAAAAAATCTCTTTTACATAACTCGATTTTATAAGTGTTATATCATCTAATGTATATATAGTAATATGAATGACCATTATGAAAAATATAAAGATACCATCAAGAAGGTTTCACGAAGAAATTATCAGAAGCGGGTATACCTTCTAAATGAATTCCTCACAGAAAAATCATGTATTCACTGTGGTGAGGCAGAGCATGTCTGTCTCAAATTCTGGCCCCATGATGCAGAGATACGCAAGGTATCCAAGAGAGTTGGAACAAGCGATGATAGCCGCAAAGAGGTATTTCACCTAATTGATAAATCTGTTATCTTATGTTCCAATTGTTATATCAAAAAACATAACGATCTAATCGAATTTATTTAGGATATTACCAACTTCCAGAACTGTCTCTCACAATAGGTGCCCAACGAGTTCCATATTCGTCTACCATTTCTCCAATATTTTCATCCTCAAGCCCATTTACTATGAAACCAAAGGGTGCCATATCCTGTTCTAATGCATCTTGTTGTTCAGACATCATCGTTTTACGGATATCATTATTAGTTAATTCTTTGAAATACTGTTGGTCTGTAACCCATGCAAAGATAAAGAGACATGCAACAAGGTCATCGTTACACCCATCATCAGCCTCAAAGGATGAACCCTTAACAATAAAGGTTGATAACTCATT